ATGATGCGTTCTTAATAGATTTACGCATGGGGGCCACAGTGACAGAGATGATAACGGTAGTACCTAGACATGATAATTACATGGAATCATGGATGCCAACAGCAGATATGACACCAGAACCGTGTAGCATGAGACATACTGTTTTTGCAACACAACATATAGTGTCATATGGGGTAGCTCAGGTCTACAACGTCATAGCAAATTTGGCGTTTTATGACTATATTAGGGCTAGCCTGACCCCAAATGAGGTCGAATTTGGTAACTTAATAGTACCAACTATAAAACAAGGAGATGCTGATGCAACCAAAGATAGCCGTGCGAACGGTATCGACAGATTGGAAGGCAATGCCAGCCGGTCTGACTTATCTGTTTATAGGGCAACCTAAGACAGGTAAGACCACTGCTACTTCAAGATGGAGTGAGAAAGGCAGTGAAGGCGTACTTCTATTAGATACGGACTTAGGTTCAGATTTCGTAGATGGCGCAAATGCTATTACCATTACTTCTTTAAATCCACCTAATAGACCTTTATTACATGAAGGTAAGAAGGTGACAAAGAATGGTATAACGCAGAGTGAATTAATCCCACCGTTAGAACGAGGTTATACTCATAGGACAGGTGATAACAAGGGTGAACCTTGTGAAGCATACTCTCTTATTGAGGTGTATAATTGGTTAAATACTGATTGGGATACATTACCTTACGATACAATAGTAATTGATACTATTGGACAGGTCAACACATGGATTGAAGCCATAGTATGTGAAGAACTGGGTATCTCAGCAATGGGAGAAGGTCAATGGGGCGCAGATTGGGGTAAAGCTCGTCGGAAGAACATTGATGTAATTAAGAGATTTCAAACCCTCTGTAAAAAGAAGGGTGGGAATCTTATATTGGTTTCACATTCAAAAACAACTGTTGTGACAGATGGTAAGGCGCAATTAGGGCCGGAACTCCCGAGAGGGCTTGGCTACTCATTAGCCGCCAAAGCTGATGTCATAGGTTACACTACTGCTAATAAAGATGATGGCAAATTCTATGTTTCTTTTGAAGCATATGATGAAAGAATCGTAGGCTCTAGACTTAAACCTCTAGCGCAAAAGGTTATGCTCTTTGATTATGAAACAGTGTGTAATGAAATCCTAAACTACAAGGAGGTGTAAATGAGTGATACTCGTTTTCGTCCAACAGACCTAGAGGCCACCAAGGACGGTGGAAGTAGATTTCTAGGTTTCCTTCCAGTAGCAATCATGGGTTATGAAAGCAAATCTCATCTATATAGCTGGGCAGATGTTTTCATTTCTGTGACTCTACAAATTGATGGCTCACAGTATGCAACGGAATTAAAAGTTGCAGGGTCATACGATAAAGAGGCTAATGGCAATATCAAATCATGTACATTACTCAAGCGACTATATTGGTTGTTTGATGTAGTAGGCTTTGAAGGAGGCCCGGATGTACAGGGTAACTGGGTAGATAAAGATGGTGGAGAGATAAAAGACCTCTGTAAATATCTTGAGGACAATCATTCCACTAATCCATTAGTACCTAAGTTTGAATACTATGCGTATGTCTATAAAGAGGTCAGTAAGAAAGACCCCAGTAAGTCATACACTACGGTATATCCAAAACTTACCCCAAATACGGCGGCAGGCATGAAGGACTTAGAAGGCTATATAGCATTCATAAAGTCTAAAGGTCTACTCCGGGAATGGGATGGGAAACCAACAGCCACGCCAGTTTCTAATGGCGAAGGTGAAGTAAATTCCCAAACTACGTTCTAAATGTACGTAGAGATAGCTATCGGGAGTCCCTCTAAACGGGGGACTCTCGTTCCATTAGAAGAACTATGGGACATGGTTTACGAACATGGTGCTAATCAGGCAGTCTTCAGAAGTGTATACATGTACAATGAAGAAGCCGTCGACTTTGTCAAGAGAAGTGGCAGTATTAAGAATTTCTTAGGGACTAGATATGCAGATGAAATACCTATAGATATTGACAAAGGACAAAACACAGATGAATACACATTACAACAAGCTCAAGCAGTAGTAAAATACCTAGAAGACGCTATGGATTTAAAGGATGGTAACTTTCAATGTTATTATTCTGGAACAGGGTATCATATCTGCATAAGTGAAATGTGTTTCGGCTTTGAAGCCTCACCTGATTTACCTTACATCGTAAAAGAAACAATAGCAAATTTTGATATAGACGTAGTATTTGATGCCAGTGTCTATTCAAGAACTGCTTTGATACGCCTTCCTCATACAATGAATGTTAAATCTCAATTATTTAAAGTACCATTGACTCGAACAGAGATAATGTCTTTAAAGGTTGAAGATATACAAAAACTAGCTTCTAACAGAAGACTAGATTTCGGTATAGCAGAGTTGTGGGGTGAAGGTAATCTAATTGGTCTTATTAGAGACGAAGTACCTGAAGTCAGGGACATGAAAAGCATAGTAGAGCCACGTAACGTGGTCTCTTGTTTACAAACGCTATGGAAACGTGGGCCTGTACAAGGTAACAGAAACAACACCATTTTGCGAATGGCTTCGCACTATTGCAGACATGGTGTACCTAGTGAGGCGGCTAAAGCGGCGATATTGCATTGGAATGACAATCAATTAAATAACCAAGTAGTTATTGAAAAGGTCGAATCAACATATAACTATGGATATAAATATGGTTGTAACGATACAATATTAGCGTCCGTATGCGAACCAAGATGTGTTTATTATAAGAACAAAGACTATCTAGTCGAAGTCAAAGGTGCTCAAGAGTTACAGAAAGACTTAACAGAGAGATTAGAAACAGATTATAGTGGAAGAGTAATTGACTTAGCAAAGATGTTCGGACTGAATGATAAGGACTGTGTGATATATCCCGGTGAATTAGCTACAATCTTTGGGCCAACAGGTAGTAACAAAACTACTTTAGCTCAAAACATAATATTAGGTTATGACTTTAAAGAAGATTGTATCAGAAGAGAATGGACACAACCTACTTTGTATCTCTCTCTTGAATTAAGTGGTTGGTATTTGCACAGAAGACATCTTCAAATAGTAAGTGGTATGGACAAAGAACATGTTACACGAAATCACGCTTACATAGGTGAAACTTTTAAAGATTACGTGAAACACATAAATGTTCAAACTGTGTCTGCTACACCAGAGATGATTCAACAAAAGATTGCTGAACTTCAACCTACTGTAGTAGTCATTGACTATATTGATTTACTAGAAACTCCTAGAAACATCAGGGGTGAATATGAACAGATTCGCTATATCAGTCACTTTTTGTCTAATCTGGCTGTAAATATGGATATTATCATTATACAAATTTCTCAAGTATCGAGAGATTATAGTAGAAATGAAGTACTTGATATTTATGCTGGTAAGGGCAGTGGTGCTATAGAGAATGCATCAAGAAAAGTAATTGGTATTAACGGTAGGCAAGATGAGAAAGGTAAGACAGTCTCAATATTCAAGAATTCTGATGGAGACCTATTCGAAGTAGACATAGAATGGCGTCCATCTTTCCGCTTACCTATAACCGAAGGGATTGGATTAGCATGAAAGTAAAACACATCATTAAGGTCGAGGTAGACACAGCAGTCAAACTCGGTCTCATTGAGATAGCTTCACAACAAAAAAGGTCTTTAAAGAGACAATGTGAATATATCTTAGAAAAGGAGAGTCATAATTATGACAAAAAAGACGACTAAGGAGCTCTTAGGCGAGTATATTGACCTTGAGATACAGGCTCAGTACACCACAGAAGACGAAGATGTCGGCGAAATGTTGTCAAAAATAGACGCAGTTAGAGGTACAATTAGAAAGAAGGTCGATGGTATCGACTATTTCATGGTTGAATTAAGTAGACGTGAACATCTAATTGATGCTGAAATTGAAGCTCTCAAAACTGAAGAAACTAGATTAAAAGTAAGACGGAAAGCTGTTCAAAGCTTAAAAGATTATTTCAATACTTCTTTAATACCAATGGTAGTAGAAGAATTGGGGGATGAGAACGGTGTTTTCGAAACTGATACCGCAAGGTATAAGTTGTATGAAACTTGGGGGCCAACCATTGTCTTGGATGAAGATGAAGTTCCAGATGATTTCAAGAAGGTGACGATGACAGAGTCGATAGACAAGATTAAAGCCAAGAAGATACTTACTACAGGTGCCAAAGTACCCGGCCTTACTATCAATCGAATAAAAAGGATAAGGAGGTCGTGATGAGTTGGTTACTAGATATATTCTTAATGCCATCTGGCTGTGCCATAACATTTCTCAAGATGTTTCAACTATGTGTTATATATCTTGAAACAAATGAAATGGATTACAATCAGGAAACATATGAAAGCAAGGCAATAGATATTTCAATAAGTATTTACAAGTTCTCTACACATTTACATTTAGTCATAGCAGAAAGGAACCTATGCCAAGACGTTCAACTAGCCAAGAGTTAGTAATTTTAGAACTATTGAAAGACGGGGTTAAAGTAACACCAATGATGGCTTTAAATCGTTGTGGGTGCTTCCGACTTGCGGCAGTGATACATACATTACGTAAAAAGGGACATCCGATAAAGACAAATAGAATTGAGAGTCATACAGGGAATCGTTATGCAGAATACTCCTTGTCGAAATTGATATGAACAATAGGGGTTGTATCAAGTGTGACTAAGGAATGAGGGCGAAGACCGACTTTCCCAAAAGGAGGTCGGTCAAGCCCGATAAAAGGAGGAACTATGGGAGCATTTAATAAAATGGGAGGTCACGCCGGTAAGAGTCCGGGCAGGCCAAGAACAGTGAAGCGTGAAGGTTGTGATAATGAAGACTTTTGGGAAGAATGGAACTGGTTATTTAGACCACAAGGAACAGGAGTAAGTGCTGACAGTCTACAAAAGACATTAATGGACAATGTACACGCTGGAGAGAAGAAATCAAGTCAATATAGAATAAATTTCTGTGAAAGATGTCATAAGTGCTGGGAAAAAGTTCGAAAAACTATTAACTTAAGTGGATGTTTATACTACGAAGACTTCCCGACCATTGGTAAACGAAGAATCAACTGCCCCCCGTGCGCCAGAAAAAGGGCATGACTATGGAATCTCTAAAAACGATAAAAGTTTTCAGAATCTTGGGACTTCGTATTCTTTTAATCCGAGGTCAGACTATACCTTTCATCCTGATAATATTAACTGCCAAACAATAATAATGTTTTATAAGTGGATGGAGAGAATTGGTAAGATAGAGAAGGGTGGCCCAGCTTGGAAACGAATGGAACAGTTGAGTGAAAAAGGTTTTAATAACAAAACTGGACTTTAAGGAAGTATTACATCCTGTACATCGTACATTCTGGGAAAAAGCATATAGAAAGCTGTCCGCTAAGATGAGTACCTTGGTCAGCAGCTTGAGAAAACGAAGTGAAGAAGCAAACGTAGTCTTCGATATAGAAAAGAATGACATACGACAAATGTTCTATGATGCGTATGGTAAGAATTGTAGATACTGTGAGAAGCCACTAACATTTAGAAATATAGCTTGTGACCATATCATACCACTTGTTAAAGGTGGAGCATCTACGAAAGACAATCTGCAGTTAATATGTAAAGCATGTAATGCAAGAAAAGGGCCACTGAATGAGAAAGATTTTGATGTGCTAATACAGTTGGTACAAGAGCTTCCTGACGAAATTAGCACATGGGTAATGAAGAAGCTCGCCAAAGGAGGTCGTTACTAATATGAGTAACTGGCAATTTGACACTGGGATGCCTATCCCACCTATTGACACCAGACATACTGGAACATACCGTTCTAAGTACATGTTCTTAACAGAACTAAATGTCGGGCAGTCAGTATTCGTGCCTGAATATAAATTCAAGCACACACTAGTGAATCAAGCGGTAGCTAGATTTGCGAAGAAACTCGACAGAAAATTCACGACGAGACGAAGGACAGAAAATGACAACTATGGAATCCGGGTGTGGCGAACACGCTGAAGATAACGAGTAACGATAAGGTTTTAGCTCTAATCCGCCAAAGGCTCGAATTGGGCCAGAAGCGGTACGGAGGTGATATACCTGTCAAAGGAGAAGGAGGAAGAGATAACTTGAAAGAATCTATTGAAGAAGCCATAGACCTATCAACATATCTCTCTGCTACTCTTATTGAATTGAAAGAGAAACGTGACGAACCTAAAGTCAACCAATCTGGGTTTCAAGCCGAGCCGGAAACGGTAACGATGTTACTCAGTGGATTGCACACGCTTTATACTAAACAATACGAAGAGAATCAGTTAGATTATTGTACAAAGATTGATACATTGATACAGAATATAAAGTCAGCTTGCAAATGGACAGACGAAGACGAAGGCAAACTCTTGAAATAAAATCTCGGGGGAACGGGAAACTCACAGCTACCAACCAATATAGTGAAGAAGCTCCTTCACCCACTCCTGTTCCCCCAAGTGCCCTAGAACAAGCATACCATTTCTTAGAAACTGGTAGGCTAAACGACGAAAACTATTACCAAGTAAGATGGAGGTTCTATGACGAATCGAGCTTTGAGTAATGCGCAAGGTTATTGCGCTAACTGGAACTCTGGTAAGTGTTTAGGGTGTATGCTTCGATACGACAAAAAGGGCAAAGCTATGCATATGTGGATAGACGAAGAATTAGCAGGTAAAGATTGTATCGTGTCAAAAGGATGTGATTACTTTAATCATATAGTCACTCCTTCTTTAAATACTGGGTACTAAGGGGGTAACACCCCTTTTTACTTTAAAAAAGATTAAGCATTAAATGAATCGGCTAAAAACAACATTTCTCATACCGACAAAATCACCACTATAGTGTCCTAAATCATCGTTAGTCCTAGCAGATATTTCATATAACTCTGCATCAATCTTAAATCCCATACTAAGTAGAATGTCTATAACCTTCTTATGACCTTCCCGTACTTTCTTTCTAATGGGTAGCTGGTCTCCTAAAAATGCTTCAAGTTCAACTAATATAGACTTACACTGTGGTATCACCTTCTTTAAGCCACCATTTATTATCTCTGGTTCAATACCGTCAACATCTATCTTTATATGAGTAGGGTAAGGCATACCTTTATCCACCATATTATCCATACTATCCATAACACAGCCAGTGATTCTTCTAAAATTCTTTGGGTCTCTCGTTTCACTAGGACTTGACATAGCACCATTCCCACTACAACCTTGAGCACCATTACGTATACCTAACATATGATAATTATTAGATTCACCAACAGCCATTGGGTATGCAAGAACTATATCTTGTACCTTATTCAATTCTATATTCTTTTCTAAGATGTAGAAGTTTTCATAAAAAGGTTCAAAAGCAATGACCCTACAACGCTTTATAACTGCTGTATAGATGCTGTATCCCCCTACACAAGCACCAATATCCCATAATACATCTCCCTTTTCCATACTGTCAAGCCACTTGATGGTCTCTGGCTCTTTCTTTAACATAGACAATGCTCTCCACGTTAAGAGTCCATCAAAGATGTCATCCCTCTTAATATCGTTTTCTTCAGGAGACTCACAGAAAAACTTTAATTCTTTTCCATGAATACCTACTTTAGCGATATGAGTAAATAGATGAGGCACTAACGACCCTTATTCCATGATTTTTCAATTTGCTGACGTTTCCATGATACCCAAGTCCACTTAATCATTTCTTTCCACTGTTTAGCAATCACTCGTGGGCTATATATCGGTCTTATGTAATCCTGCCCCCTCTTAATCATAAACAAAGCCGCAGGTTTGTTCTCTAAAGCCCACTTTATACCATCGTCAACATCACCCATCCAGATATAGTCTTTAAACTTCTGCCAAGACTTCATCTCTACATTAGGTGTCACGACAAACTTGCCAGCCATTATAGCTTTAACAACCCTATTGTTAGACACTCTATGCTTTTCAGAAGCAGTAATTACTACAACTGAGCTCTCTCTGAACAGCTTTTCTTCTGCTACTAAGTTAAACCATCTGTAATTACGTCTAAAATCATCACCCATAATATCAATCATTTTTCTGGTAGGGTTCTTAGACATGACTTTCATCCCTCTTCTATAATGCTTATAGAAACTATGTTGATGCACATGATGACCATACCACATAACGCCATCACTTCCCATATTAGGAGGATGCTCTTGGTTCTCATACATATCTTCTATACAAAATATCCTTCTATTAGCTGGTCTATTCTTACCTTCTTCCCTAAAGATGTCTATATTCTCTTGAGTCGATGCTGAAATACAATATGCCCCATCAGTAATACCACCGACCTCATTGTTCATCTCTTCACCATTCCAACTAGCTAAATCATAGATATACGGTTTAGCCTTAATTGGTGTATGGTGAGCGTTAGACATGCAAATAGTCACATGACCAGTTCTCCCAAACTCAAATCTTACAGGCCAATCCCAATGCTTAATAATATTTAGTACTCTTAGCCTAAATTGAGCATTGTTTGAATCAAACGTACCTCTATATCCAACACTAAAGTCTGCAGGAAAGAAATCTCTAGGTATTGTTTTACGCTCGATGCTTGTAACTAGCCCATCCTGTTGCGATATACTTTGTTTCCGTAATAGCTGGTAATCCCCAGTGAGGGTGTGTCCAATACGCAGGAAATATAATAGTATCTCCCTTAACGGGCTGATAGGTCACTTTTTGGTACTGCCATTCAGTTTCGCCACCATTTTTTATGGTGTTTAGATAGGTACACCATGTCAGTTTACGCATAAGCTTACCTTCTACAGGGCCACCGTCCTCTAAGTGCCGTGGAGAATAGGCGTTTAATGGGTCAAATCTTTGTAAATTGAAGGGCTCCGTTCTGAACCAATCTCCAGAATGGTCTACCCAGTTGAACTTCTCTCTATAGTGTGAGAAACAATAATCTACTTGCTGTAGATACTTTTCCCTTACACTCTTTCTCATTGCACCACTTGTTATCCGATGGTAACCCCTTACCTTATCATAATTAGAAGACTCATCAAATAGTCTAAAAATTTCAGATAATACATCATCACAAACAGAAAGATTTATTTTCCAACCACTTATGAAGGATTCGCCTTCCTGTTTTATTTTAACTTCTTGCACTAGTCGTTTTCACTGGAAGCGTATAAAGGATAGGCCGAACCTGCTACAGCGGCGGCTACAGCCCCAAGCTTGAGTAGTCTATGCCCTTTTAAGCCGTATTTTAGGGCACTGACGGGACTTTTAATCACTTCCTTTACTGCTTGCTTCCCAGCGGCTACTCGCCCCTTCTGTCGTGCTAAACTAATTTCAGTACGACCTCTCAATCTTTTGTCATCTAGCATGCCGAATGAGTGTCCTTTAAAAGGATTGGCGGCGGTAGTATAGTACTTGTTTCCTTTATCAGGAGTCCAAGTAGAATGGTAATCATTTAAAATAAGAGGTGGTCTTTTTTGAACACCTAATTGTTGTGAACCGGGTAAGTCTTGAAAGTCAGACACCATAACTCTAGCGGCTACCTTTAACTGTCCCTTATCCATGAATGGCCTGTATTCTCCAACTGAACTGACTCCACCTAGCAAATATTGCTTTGTTATCCCTAAGTTTCTTGCAACTGAGGGTGTGTTGAATCTACCAAGACTATCTTTTCTTAGTCCACCACTTTTCTCTATATATTTAGCAGTTCTCTCGGCTAGGGCTTTAATAGTTAAACCTGCATCTTTTTCTCTCATATCAATGAAGAACCTTGGGTCTTGAGTAAATTCTTGGACTAAACGTGACGTTAAACTCTCCATATTTGGAGCAAGTCGACCACTAGCTAGTCCATAAGATATTCTTTTTGCCCAAGTATTATTTCTACTAAGTTGTTTAGACATAAGCAACCTATCACCTCTATGAGTATGAAAAGCTACTGGTATAGTAGACCTATCAGATAGCATCTTGCCACCCCACCACTTAGATACCTTATTAGCGTCTGTTTCCCAACCAACTACAGCTTCATTAGGTAGATAACCTTTAATATCACCCCACTTATACAGCCCTTTATAGTCAAAACCAGCTTCTCTAAGCCTTCCAACGTCCCATTTACGTCCCCAAGACAGTGCTTGAATCTCATTTTTGGCTATTTCATGGCGATATTTGCGACCAAACTCACCACTTCTCTCTAGTTGACCAGTTAATCGCCTAGCTCTTTGAGCAAGTTGAAGCCTTCTGCCCGGTGATAAGCCTTTTCCTTCAAGTGTAGTATCAATATCATCTATAATAGACCTAACTCTTTTATTCCTAGTACCAGCCTGTTCTGATATAACTTTTAATCTTAATTCTTCTGGGGTAGCGTTCATCATACCCTGACCAGACCTATATTGGTCAAACTTATTCACTACACCATCAGCATCAAGGTGTTTAGGTAAAACTGCGGCTAGTTCATCTAGTTGCTCACCCTTAACAGTAGTAGTAAAATTACGAACAACACTTGTTCCTAAATTACCCTTGTACTTCTGAGCAATACGTTCAGCTTGGTTTCTAGGACTCATGGGTTCCATACTGTAAGCACCTTCAGACATATTTCTCATCCTTAGGCCAGACTCACCCATAAACTTCTCAGCCGCTTTCATAGGTAACATACCTGCTATGCCACCAACGCCAGCATTTCTCAAGTCATCTTCAAAGTTCTCTTCGTCAGATACCTGAGACCCTAAGGCCATGCCTATTAGTGTTCCTACTCCTCTAACCGCCATCGCTCGGTAACTTATTTAATGAACCAATACGGTTACTGCTGACAGTATTGCTGTCCCATGCAACAACCTTAGGTTCTTTTTTATCTTCATTAGGTGATTGATATGAACCATCCTCGTTTCTAACCCAAGGGGCTCCTTCTTCACTCGGCTTCATCGTCTTCTCCTCTAAATAGCTCTCCTAGTTCTAGTATTGGTAGACCAGTTAACTTAGTTACTGCATAATATGGGTTCTCTATAGCACCGCCGGGCCCAGCAACATCTCTTATCATTCTTCCGAATGGCATCATAGTCCAAAGGTAGTAATCAGTTAACTTAGACCAATCATCGTTAATCATTCCTTTAAACATTGGCGGTAACAACCGCAATACTGGTGGTGTTATCATTTGTAATGGGCCGAAAGGAGAGCCGTAGAACGCACGTTCTCTTGCTTTATCGTCACCCAATAACCAATCAGCGGTATCTTGAAACCAATTCCAAGGAGCTGGAAGTGCGTTTTCAAATAAACTATATAAGAAGAGGTTAGACATACCTAACATAAACATATCTGCTTGAGCTGTTCTTTTAAGTCTGTCAAACGATTCAGTACCCGGCTGATAGCCGTGTAGCTTCGCTTCTCTAATCGTATCGTTTCTAAAACGCACACTGTTCCAGCTCCATAACTGGAATCTACTGAACACCCTACCCAAGGCGCTGTTCGTCCACATCGGTCTGTGTGGTGCGGAGTATAAGAACTGGGTAGCTTTTACACCCCTTTTAGCCATCTCTATTAAGAACGGATGGTCATAATCTTTAATTGCATTACCAAATTTCTCTCTAGCCTGTAGATAATGAGACATAAATGCATCACGTCTCAATGTTCTTTCAGGGATACGCATGAAGCTTGCCGCAAAATTCCACATAGTATCAGTAAGTTTATACTTACGTTTCAACTCTAATAGAGTAGTGTCTGCCATGTTAGGGTCTTTTTTAAGCTTAGCTGTAACTTCCTTTACAAAGCTCTGGTATCGCTTCGACTTAATATTAGGGTTAAGACCAGCTTCATAGATAAGGAACTCTTCAGTTATACCAAGCTTCTGTAACCACTTCTGTACATCTTGCATACCTTTCCACTCTGGATTAACGTGGGTCTTTAAGTATTCAAAGTTCCTAGCATTTCTCCAGTTACCTACTCCAGTACTCATTACAGTATGTGCAGTACCACCATATAGGTTAGCTATCATACTCTTAGGGTGAGCAAGCAAAGCGGCTAGCTCGTATTTTGCTTCCAGCGCAGACCAAGAATTAAGTTGTCCGTATTCAACTCCGGCTAACTCATCTATAGTTTCATCATCAAGCTTCCATTTCTTTAACGTCTTTCGTGCGACGCCCAGTTTTTTCCGTATGTTATCAATTCGCTTCTTAGTCTGGCTGTCAGCAAACCATTTGTATGGTGTCTTCTTTATCTTCATAGCAGGGTCATTCATAACCTTCTCAGGTATATGAACTGGATAGCCCATTGCTCCTTGAGCATACAGCTTAAAGAAGTTCACCCATTTGCTTCCTAACTCTTGGTTCTTACCACCTTTGGTAAAGTTTTTATAGAATTCATTTATAGTAGTTCTATTAGCGACCTGCATAGTCTGGTCATAGAAAGTCTTTATAATATTTTTCATGTAATTTTCATAGGCTTCAGGTGTCCTGTCCCACCCACCTATGTGAGCACTACGAGTGAACTGACTACCTACCTTCTTCAGACTACCTGATAATATATTCTGTGCCTTTTTCTTCTTACCAGTTGCCATGTTAGTCATGACTTCTTGCATAGCATCGAAGTTCTCACCCATTGTAGTGTCAATCAAATCTCCAGTAAGTTGTTTGTGATGTGTCACAAGCTTAGCTAACGCCCTGTTTCTCTCTTCCTTAGTCAGGTCACTAGTCTTCATAACATATTCTATTGCAGCATTTAGATTTTTATCAGCAACCTTTCTATCAAAAGATATGTGTGGGAAATAGGACTGAAATGGAAGCTTCTTAGTTACATCCCATTCTTCGTTAACCCTCATTCTCTCTCTCATCTTAGCAAGATTCTCTGGAGTACGCATCTTCTCTGGGGTATAACTTTCCATAATTCTTTTAGCTACCTGCCTTACACCGTCAATACCAAGCTCCTCTATTGGTATCCTCTTACCATCACGCATCAAGCCATTCATATAAGTAGTCCACTTCCAACGAAGTTTATCTAACCCAGCCCAAGTTTCTTTTCCATTTGCATCACGAGCATGACTTAACCATTTTTCTATCTTATCTGTCTGACCAGTAAGTAGTGAATGCATCTTTTCATTCTGTGTAGTATAAATCTTATTAATAGACTGTATAATGTCCTGACCAGTTTTTAGCTCAACATTCCCATCTACAACTATCCTATATATCTTATCCTTGACAGCTTGATACTGTGGTCTCATCTGAGTGAAGTTGTTTTCGTATATCATCTGGTGGTGATTAAGTAGAACTGGGTTTTCTTTAGGGTTAGTGTGCAATATGTCCTTCATACCACGTTCTCTTGTTA